AAAGTAGCTAATTGACCATCTCCTCTAATATATTGAGTAGCTGTACCAATAGCAGTAACAGCCAATGTTCCATTACTTATTAATGGAGTATTAGCAACACTAAATGCTACAGGCATACTTAATCCAATTGATGTAAGTCCTGTGTCTATGTCTGACCAACTTGCAGTAATTGTTCCACCATCTTGTTGATTAAGTGTAAGTGTTTTAGTACTTGTACCTGTAACAGCAGCACTAACAATTGAGTCATTGTATGCAGTATTCCAATTAGATGAGTTGTCGGTGATATATGTTATTGTACCTGAAGTTGACTTAACTAACCCTGTGCCACTTAATGCGTTTTGTTTGCTATTAAATGTTGTCCAATCAGTGCTAGTAAGGTAACCATCTTGTGAAGTGGTAGCAACTTGAATAGAGAATACACCTGAAATATTATTATATGCCAATGGTGTAGTCGCACTTACTGAATTTCTTGCACGTGTATCTGTAAAATAAAGATTTAGACTTCCTTCACTAATGTCATCTGTTGTAAGACTAACAGCTCCAACTTGTCCATTTACTGATGTAACTAAGTCAGTATTGTCAATCTTGTTCCACGTGGAACCATTGAATATTGCCCAATCACCCACCTGCCAATCAGTGATCCCATTAAGATTTGTTGTACCTGCTACATCAACAATGTAGTACCAACCTTGAGTACCTATACTACTTGTTAATGTTGGAGTATTAGTAAATGCGTTCCACACACCTTTGAACATAACTCCACCAACTAATCCATTTAATTGATTTTGTACCTTACCAAAAGCTGACAAGATACTATCTGCTGCAGATATTGACCCACCTGTAATACTTAGTCCTGTCAAAACCTTTCCTGTAACAGCAGGATTACTGAGTGTAATAGCAACTGATCCGGGACCTGTTGCTGTTGCCTCTCCTGTTAATGCAGTTATGTAGTTTCCTGCATTTTGTTTTCCATTAAATGTTATCCAATCTGCTGCAGACAAGTACCCACTTTGGGTTCCATTTGATTGCTGAATTGAGAATATACCTGTTATACTATCAAGAAATAGTGGTGATGTGGCTGAATAAACAGGTAAATTAACCCATTTAATATCTGTTCCTGTGCTTGACAGTACTTGATTTAAAGTTCCAACTGAAGAATATCCATCCGTAATAGTTCCATCAATAGTAATATTGTTGTTTACTGTTGCAGTGTTTACATTAATGTCTAATGCTTGAATGTTTGCAGTTAAAATAATATCAAGATTAGCTGTATTGCCTACAGTCAATACTTGTTGTAAATTAGGGGTAAATATAGGTGGTAGTGTTACCCACTCTACGTAGTTTCCTGTACTTGTAAGTACTTGAGCAGCAAGTCCTTTTGAACCATTTACGTCATATAATGCTCCCAAGACATTAGTATCTCCATTAAGATAACTATCTAATAAAGTTGCTGTATTTGTTACCTCAAGATTTGTGGTGTATATTGTTCCATACAATACAATATCTTGAGTTGCGGTATTACCGTAATCTAAAACACCCTGCAAATTATTTGCAGGGATAATTGGTAAAAATAGATTTAATAACTCTAATAATGTGAAGTTATAAGTTATATCTTCAATAACCCCTCCAACACTTGTGCCGATTAACTTATCAGCCAATTTAGGTACGGGGACTACCTCATATGTGCTAATCTTTGACATCCGTTATGAGGGTTTTAATGTACTATCTTCAAATAATCTGCTGTCCTATAGATTTGACCTGCAACCAATCCTCCTACTAAAGCTGCTGCATTATCTGCGTACACAGGCGTATTGGTAATTGTAATATTAGGAGCATTGAAATTTGCTTCATATAACTCTAATAATTCTTGAGGAGTAAAGTTATAGGTTCCATCCGGAGGTGTACCATTTACACTTGTACCTATAAGTCTATCATCTAGCTTAGGTAATGCAGCAATAGTGTATGAGTTAATTTTCATTATACTAATTTTGTTTTTGAGTTACTTCTCCTGTTTGCATATTAATAACTGAATCAGCTCCGTACTTATCTATAAGAATCTTCTCATTATTAGAGAATGCATTTATAATTTCGTGTGCTTGTTTGATCAAACCTTGCTTTTGCAATTCAAGTTCACCAAGATTAATCTTAATTTTAGTGTAATCTGCTGAACCTTTTTTAATAAATTCTAATTCTTCTTCTGTTAAATTGACTGTTTTTTCCATTTAATTTAATTTTTTAGTTGTTACAAAGATATAGTTTTTATTGGATATTTTTATTTACAATACCAAGTGCTCGTTACCTTTATATGGTAAATAATTAGGCTTACCATTTTTCTTTGTGCAGATTAAAATCTCATTTTTAAGATTGTCCTTATCATAAGAAACGTGTACCCATCCCGGTAATCCATTAACAGGATACTCGGCAATCATTTGTTTAAATTTAAGGTTGTCTTTAATGTAATGAAATACTTCATTATTTGTAACTCCTTGAGTACTATTGTCTTGGTCTAAATCTAAAGCCATTCCCTTACAATGGTCAGATGTTTTTGATGAACCCGGAATAGCTGCATTTAATTCTTTGCTCCTGTACCCACTTGAGATATGTATTGGACACCTAAAGTTATTACGTATTGGCTCAAATACATTATCTGCTAGTATCTTAAAGTTAGCAATATGCTCCTCTGTAGGCATATTTGCTATTCCAAGTCTTTTTGCTGACTCACTACGGGTTAATTCTGCTAAGTCTAAGTGTTCTGAAATCTTCATATTAGTTTAATTTAAAGAATAAAAATGTTACTATTACACCAAGTAGTATCTTTTGTAATATATCTGTATTGTGGGTTTTATAAAATAACTCTTCGTTTTTTGAATACATTTTTTTATTCTCTTCGTATTTCCATTTATACTCACTTATTTCTGATCTGACAAAACCTATGCTACTATCATATTGTTTCTTACCATCTATTAAATTATTTTTTAATATAGTAATTGTATCTTTTAACTTAGAAACCTTTTCCTCATACTCATCAAATGACTTGTTTATCTGCTCACCCTGTTTAATAGTCATTATAACCACAGTGTCATTACCTATTTTTTTGGTCAGTGGATATTGTGCGTAAGATAAACTTACTACCTGTGTCAATAGTATTAACACTATCCAACTTTGATTTAGCTTCATTCAATTCATTTTTAAGATTGCTAACTTCTGCATTTAAAGCAGTTATTTTATTAACTGTATTAGTAACAATTTTTGCAGCTTTCTTAGATGCATTGTCTTGTATAGCAGCACTTAGTTCACTTGTCTTATTTACCTTGTTTAATAAATCCTCAAACTCTACATCTTTAGAATGTTGTTCATCTATCTTTTGTCCTGTTATTAATTGACAAGAGCTAAACAATATACACAGTACTAAGATTCTCATTATTTAATATGATTTATGCGACCAAGCTGTTCTAAAGTTGATAATTTAGAAGTAGCAGATGACAAAGAACTATCTAGTCTTCTAACTGCATCGTGTAATAATTCTTCCTTTACCTCTAGCTTCTCAATCTTTACAGACTGAGTGGACGCTTGATCAGTGAATGTTTTTCTTACATCAACATATAAATACCCAATAGCTAGAAGAACTATAAACAATGTTCCTATTACAGGATTCTTTGAAAACTCTTTAAAGCTAATAGGCATTTTAATAGCCTCTGTTGCTTTATCAGTAATAGTTTTAGATATTGGTTTTTTAGCTGTTGCCATCTTGATTATCTTTTTTCTTAAAAATAGTTTGAGTAGCTGATATACCAAGTGACCCAATTGCAAGGGCAGTTAGACATTCAACTAATATAGTTGGTGGATCCTTATGAGTATTACTGCATAAGCTATAAATTAATGCTCCACACAAGAATATAGTTGTAATTATACCTACAAATCTCTTGGTACTTATTTTTCCATCTTCACTTAGAAGTGAGTAAATAAAGTTCTTTATCATTGTTAAAATATTTTTTTATGTAATCCTATACTAAATTGGTTTGTTGTATAACTAAAGGTATACACCTCTTTTTGTTTCTTATATAATACCCCAACACCTACTCCAATCTTGTTGTCAAACATTCTTACATCACCAACCAACCCTAAATATAACTCATTTTTTTGTTTATGATATATGTCGTTGGTTATAGTGATTGTCTTCTCTACTATGCTAGATTTAAAGCTTCTTGATTGAATTTTATTTTGGGATATGGTGTCATTTATAATAAAAACATTGCTGTCTTTTCTTATTGTGTCTGAGTAAGCCACTACTTGGTTGTAGTCTTTTACAATAAATGCAGTATCGTGTACTTGCACTTGATCTGTTTTATAAACAGTATTTAAAACCTTATGGTATATATCCTTTCCTTTCTTGTACTCAGTGTACTGTTTTACCTGTACTACTGTATCTATTTTTGTTATAATCCTCTCCTTTACATCACCGCACTTGTCAAACATAAAAAATATTAATACTAATAGTATACCTATTATAATTATATTTTTACCTACCTTGACCACGATATTGTTTTTTATATAGTTTGCTATTTTTTACTTTACTTGTCTTTGTCTTAGCAGCAACTCCTTTTATTTTTGTGTTCTTTACGTAAGCCATATTTTATTTTTTTAATATAAACTCAGTAATAATTTTTAATGCGCCTAGTCCAACTAATGTGACAAGGGCGTAGAAGTATGCTTTATATCTTTTAAGTTCTGCTTTTAGTTCATACACTTCTTTCTTAACTTCTTTAAAGTTTCCAATTAACCCATTTGAGTCTTTATCTATTGGATTCCCTGCTAACAAAGTATAAACATCTTTCAACATAGCTTTCATTTCAAAAACTTCCTCCTTCAGAGATTCTAGTTCTTCTGCCATAACCTGAAGCTGTTGTTTTTCTTGGGCATTTATCATAATGTTAGAATATTACCAAAGTGCATTAATAAGTGTTGCAGTTGTTCCACTTGCTGAAGAATGTACTTTTATAACTTGAACAGGTAATACTGTTCCCAAAGGTACTGCTGTAAATGTTATAATATCTTGACCAATTGTAGTAACTCTTACATTTCCTGCTCCACCTACATACAAGAAACAACCATAATTACCAATAGTTGTTTGAGAAGATGCTTGATATATAATATATTCTTTACCACTTGCAGCAAATATATCTGCATTAAGTACAATCACAGTTGCACTTGTTACAGACACTACAGTTGCAGCAGTTCCATCAGTTGTATTATAAACAATATCACCTGTTCTTGTGTTCAAGTTAATAAAGTTACCTGATGTGTTTACCAATTGATTGGTAACAGCACTTGTATTTGTACCTGAACCAACAGGAGCAGGATAAGGAACATTTGCATTATCTGTTGGAATAACTGCTAATGCTCTTGAAAATTGCGATTTAAAAACTGACATATTTTTTATTTTTTATCTTGATAAGGAAATGCTCTGTTTAATGCGTCTTTTCGTGCCTTGCATCCACAATCTTTATTAACTACATTAGCTACTGTGTCTACAATCTTTTTAATACCTGTTGCTTTTGTAATCTTTTCAATTGTATCTCCAAGACCTTTGCTTTTATTTGATTGCTCCATTTGATTTAATTTTTGCTGTGTTTGTTTTTGGGTTATAAGAAAAATCACTTTTAGATTTATTTAACCTTTTCGATTCTCTATCTATTGCTCTTTCTCCTGCAGTCATACTATTTCTCATAGCTCCTGCCTTTGTAAATGTCTTGCCATCACTTTTTAAATGACCACGTTTTATTAATAAATCAACAGCCATCTCTCGATTTCCAACTTGTTTAGCAAGTCTATCAACCAATTGACCACGCCCCATAAAGAGTTGTGTTTGCTGTTTCATTTTTTTACTTTACCTACATTACCTTTCAAAAAAGACATCTTCCCATTTAGGGAACTCTTTGATTCATACTTTTTTGCTTTGCTAATTATCTTTTCTTGCTTTAACATTGCAGGAGTTGGTTTCTTACCTGAACCTTTTGCATCTCTGATATTATCCCAAAGTCCTCTTTTAGAATATGAACCATCTTTTCTTTTAATTAGTTCTGCCATTAGTATTTACCTTTACGATTTTTAGGATTGCTTGTTGTTGATCCACCCGGTCCTGCCCATAAATTTTTACACGCCCAATATCTTGGTGTTAGTTTGTTTGTAAATTTAATCTTTTTTTTCTTATTGATTTTGCATTCTTATAAAATAAAGAATTTAAATCGAAATCTGCTAAAAACCATCCTTTACAAGATTTTCTTTCTTTTGATAAAAGTCTTCTTAAATTATGTACACGTAATAAAGTAAATTCAGCCGCTTTGTTAATATCATAAAAATGAATAACTTCTTCATTTTCTTTTTTAATTGATATTGGTACTTCAAATCCTTTTAAAATGTATTTATTTTTTAAAAACCTTTTTTTTCCACTTATATTTTTTAATCCTAAAAAATTAGCACAATCAGCTTGCGAGTCAAATTTATAACATACACCTGTTTCTGAATTTATTATTTCAATTTCTTTTGATGTATTAATATTTATTCCTCCTATCCCTCCAATTTTTATATTTAAACAATCTTCTGATAATATAAGTTTTTTTGTAACTAATTTTTCTTCGTAAATATAGGCTTCCTTAATAGAGTCAAACTCTTTTAATATTTCTCTTTTAAAATTATTATACCCATATTTTATTACAGAATCAATAAAAGCTGATTTTATTCCTTTTCTTTTTAATGATAAAGCAGTTCCATTACTACAAACACCACAACCAATGTATCCATCTGATTTTATTCTTTCAGAATGAACACCTATATAGTATTTACCTGTAGGTATACAAATTGTTTTGTAAACAAAATATTTCATTACTTACCTTTTAAATACTTTGGACTACTAGGAGACCATAATGCTTTACAAGCCCAATATCTAGGAGTCATTTTATCATTTGCAGAATCACAATTGTGACGAGATTTAAAATTTTTTCTCGCTTCTGCTGAATAATTTGACTTATAACCTTTTGCCCCAAAGTGGAGGAGTTTTTCCTCCCCATTGGAACAACCTTTAACCATCATCTTCTTTCCCGGTCTATCAGATGGGACAGGACGATTGCATTTCATATTTGACTTATCAGCCATAGAAATTAGTTTCTAAAGTCTCTCCTAGTGTGACCCGGAGTGATTACAATATCTTTTTTCTTTAACTCAGGAATAGCATAAGCGTCTTTTGGACCTTTTGCTTTTGGAATCTCTGAAAGTACTTCTTCTGAAATCTGAACATTATCTTGGATAATGTCATCTTTAGATTTTTTTAATCCGTTTGCCATAAATTTAGAATTTAATTACTTATTCATCATTTTTTTCTTTGCGCCTTTTCCTGCGCCTTTGATTGGTCCTTTAGAAGGAACACCACCTGCCATACCAAAAGCCTTTGCTTTTAAAGCACCTTTAATTGAAGGACCGCCACCTGAAGGCATTTGCATTCTTGAAGAAGCGGGTAAGTTTGGAGTTGATTTCATCTTTTTTAATTTTTAATTTTTATAAATATTTATTTACCAAATGAGTTTCCTAATGTCTGAAGTCCTGCAATACGACCTGCATCACTGACACGCCTTCTTGCATTTCCTGAGCCTTGAGTAGAACTAATGTATCTATTCTTATTACGACCTAAATTGTCTTTAAGTCTTTGTTCGTTTTTTTGTAAAGCCATTATCTTTTGAGCTTGTTCATTCTTAAAAGTAATAGCATTTAATTGCTGTTGAAGAGTTTGCTTTGATTCTGATTTTTTCTCTTCTCCTTTTTTCTCTTTAGGTTTTTTTTTTTCTGCCATATTATTATTTTTTAGCAAGATATTCTTTTGCTTTATCAGTTCTTTTCATTTCATAAACACCCGGTCCTGTCATTACTTTTGTATATCCTTCAGGAGCTACAGCCTTTACATATTTTGTTGGTTTACCTGAAGCTAAATATTCTTTAGCATTCATTTCTTTTTTTACTGATGGTTTATCACCACCTGTTGGTTTACCTGAAGCCAAGTATTCTTTAGCTGTCATTTCTTTTTCCTTTTCTTTTTTACCAATTGGTGTTTCAGCCAATGGAGTATCAGGACGCTTTATTGAATTTGTATTGTGATAATCTGAGCGAGAACTTAAATCTTTTGCCATATTTATTTTATTTGAGGTTCAGGTGTAGGAGCCAATGGAGTATCAAGACGTTTGTAAAGAGGTTGAACATAATTTTGTGACGGTGAACTTAATCCTCTACGTGCAGCTTCATTCTGTCCGTATTTCTCAGCTTTATTTGGAAAGTTCTCAGCTCTACCACTAACCACTCTTTCAAATCCTGATTTGTAATCAGCACTATCTTTAGCAGTGGTAACTTTTCTCACCTTTGACATATTGCGATAATCAGGAACAGGATCACTGTTTTGCTTCTTTTTTTTCAAATCGTCCTGTGGCATAATTGAATAATTTTGATAAAATTAATTAACTTTACTTTACAAATGTAATAAAATTTAATTAAATGAAATCATACCCCACAGATTACCTCAAATATTGGAGGGTTATCCGCTTCTATATGAAGTCAAAACACGGACTTGGACAAGCAGACCTTGACATTATTTTGTTCCTATACTCAGAAGGATACTTTGGAAGAGCTGACTTTGCAAAGTTTGCTGAACTTGTAAGTTGGGAACTAGGCAGGTTTAAACGACTATGGAAGGAAGGATGGATAGAACACTTTAGGAAAGGAACCGGAAGGACTAGAGCAATATACCAACTGTCCCCAAAGGCTAAAAGTGTTGTACTTGACATCTACAGGAAGCTAAATGGGGAAGAAATCCCTACAAGTCTCTCCTATAACCCAATGTTCTTGAAGAACGTGAAGTACACAGATAAGGTATATCGTACTATGATACTACAAATGAATGCCTACTATAGAGAACAACGTGAAAAGTCTCGTACTAAACCAACAGAAGAGGACTAGATTACTACCACCACGTCACGTTCAGAGATGATAGTATACTGCACATCGTCAATTAGCATAGTAAAACTATGTGCCTTGTCGTAATACAACTCGTCATTCTCGCTTATAACAGTCACGTCAGTGCCGGGTGCTACCACAATTGCACGTTTATAGCGCAGTTGGTTTGTGTCCTCACCTGATAGTATCAAACCGCTCTCGGTAGTTACTGTCTCTTGGATATCTTTTACAATTATGTACTTTCCGATTGGAGTCATTTGATTTGTTTTATTGCCAATGATTATTGTCAGTCTCCCACCAAAAGGTGAGGTCTTGCTTACTGTTGTCATAGTACTCACCTATGTAGTTTGACTTGTAAATAGAACCCGTGTTCTCGTACATAGCCACAGTATAGATGTTAGTAACACCTCTTGAATTAAAATATTTCTCTAAAAACGTATAGTTACCACCCCTTATAACACCTGCCTCTACTAACAATACTCTTTTGCCTTCTAGCTTATGCCCATAAATTGACATAATGCTAACTAACTCATCAAAGTACTTATCATCCCAAGTCTCATCCGGGTAAGGAACTTCTACTCCAAAACCATCACATATCTCACCGTTGATGGTCAATGAATGTCTCAATGCCTGACCAATTACTGAAGAGTAGTCTGTGGACACTGTTATCACAACTGTGTTCTCAGAGTTGAACCCATCCCTTATTAACTTATAACTTATTTTCTCTATCAATGACTTCTCGTCATCAAAAGACACCTTTAGTATCTTTCTATTGCTACCCATAACCTAATCATTTAAAACTATTACCCAATCTTCAGCAAGCATATCTGTTTGAGATGCCAACCAAGGGACTCTACTCTTAGGAGCGTCAGGATTTTCTGTTTGCAACCCTATTGTGTCAATGTAAATATAAGGACTTGTCATCTTACTGTATAAGTCAGGGACTTGTAGTTTAATAAAAATTCCTTTACCATTCCATCCATTACGGGCAACTTTTTGCCCTATTTTTAAATCTTCTAGTGCTTGTCCAAAGTTCATAATATTTAATTTTTATTGTGATTGCTCATAAGTACGTGCCATTGTGATGATTGCATTGGTTGAAAGTATGGTATTTGCAACACTGACAGCATTTTGTAATGCACATCTAGTTACTTTTAACGGGTCAATGACACCCATCTGCACCAAGTCACCCATCTTGCCTGTCTTCAAATTATACCCACTGCCCATTGCTACCTCACCCTTATATATGTCCTCAATCTTTAGTCCTGCATTTGCAAGTATCTGAACAAGAGGGACTTGTAACGCCTGACTTACAATTTTAATTGCAGCAGATTGCTCACCACTCTGACTCTCAGTGCCTATCAACAAACTCTCCTCAAACAATGCCTTACCTGCTCCCGGCAGAATCCCTTCCTCAAGTGCTGAACGAACTGCACAAACAGCGTCATCAACCCTGTCATACAACTCTTTTTGCTCTAAGTCAGTTTGACCACCTACAAATATTACACCAATACCACCTGTAAGTGAAGCTATCCTCTCAAGAAAGAAGTCTTTCTCACCCTTCTTTGCTGTTGCCTTGTGTCCGTCCCACAACTGAGCAACCCTCTCCTCTACCAACTTCTCATCAGACTTCGCTGCACTTCTTATGATCACCGTCTTATCTTTACCAACGATCACCTTAGCTGCGTGACCCAAGTCACCAAAATTTATGTGGCTCAAGTCATCTCCGGTCTTCTCGCTATAATAAGTTGCTCCAACACTAACCGCAATGTCGTGCATCAGCTCGTGCTGCTTGTATCCAAAGTTTGGCGGAGGAACAGCGACTACCTTTAAGTGTCCCTTCATCACATTCGCTGCAAGTGTGTTTACCACGTTTACATTACAAGGTGCAATGATCAAGAGCTTCTTCCCCTCACTAATGATTGGCTTCAATACGTTCTCAATCTGCAATATATTAGCTATCTCAATGTCAGCTACCAACACCATCACATCCTCAAACACACACTCGTCCTTTTTTTGGTCATTGATAAATAGTGAGCTTAAATACCCACGATCAATTTTAAGACCCTTTGTGGTCTCTGCATATGTGTCTGCTGTCTGACTCCTCTCCACTGTGACGATACCCGTCTTACCCACGTCCTTATACACCTCTGAGATGATTCTACCAATCTCTCTGTCATTGTTGGATGAGATACTAGCCACATCAAGCAGCATTGAACTACTAACCTTCTTTGCTTTCCTTCTCAACTTGTCAACCACTTTATTACTAATGTCAACCATCTGCCTCAACACCTCCGTCCGATTCATATCATCTTTGATATGCTCTAGTCCTCCCAACACCAATGCCTCAGTCAGCACAATAGCCGTAGTAGTACCATCACCTGCTGCAGTAGCCGTTCTATCTGCTGCCTCCTTCATCATCCGAACCGCAAGGTTCTCCGATGGGTCTATTAGGTCAATTGCCTTAGCTACCGTTACCCCGTCCTTAGTTACTGTAATTCCGTGTGTGTGGTGTGGTGACTCTATCAGTACTGTGTTGCCTCCGGGTCCAAGTGTGCTCTTTACTGCCCTTGACATCTTGACAACTCCACTGATCAGTTTCTTCCTTCCGTCCGATCCAAATTGTAAATCTTTGGGTGAGTACCCAATTCCTGTTGTTTCTACCATTAGATTTGATTTAGGGTACAAATATAGTAAGTATTATGTTTATAACTGCCTACTTTCTGATTTAATTTATTTATCCGGTAGGATTTTACTAGGTACTAATACCAAATATACACTATGATGCGCATCGTGTATGTCGATATTATACCGAATAATGTCGGTTTATGTCGATAATGAGATACCGTTTTGAAAAACGACATTGGCTGAAACGTATGCCCAATAAGACTATTAATGATTTTCAATCATTAAATGTCAATAATGCGGAAAATATTCCCTTACTCTTCTCTATATATTTATTTCCTTTTACTTTTTTTTTCCTACTATAATTTCTCTTTAAAATCGACATTTTCGACATAAAAAGAATAAAGTATTAATAATCAATTAGTTATAAAAATAAAAACGACATAAAAACGACATAAATCAATGACAGAAATGTCGATAATTACTATAATAGACAAAAAAGAACCCAATACGGTTATACAACAGGTTAATAAAAATTAACTTACTGTTGTATGTCCCTAATATTGGGTCCTCAAATAGATAGGGTTTCTTAGTCCATATTAGGTCCTTCCATCATCTCTGAACGAAGGTTGCCAAGAAATACAGCCTCTGCCATTGTCTGTACTTTCTCCATATGACGGATTACCTTCTTGGCACTAGCAGCTTGCTGAATGCCGGTCTGACCATCAGGACGATTGTTAATTAACATCCCCTTGTTTACAGTCAAACCAAAGTTAGCTCCACTCTGTTGGTAGATGCTATTCTTCAAATCAGTTTTGTAAACGCTGTCTCCAAATTTTAGTTTCATAATAATTATTTTAATAACGTGTGAAATATTTCAAGTCAAAGATAAAACTTTTTTAGATAGTAGTAGTAGTTGGGTAGTATAGCGGGTTGACGCAGCGACCCGTGATCCGGAAGTCAAATTTAAACAAAGGGGTGGGGGTGCAATTAGTTTGCCCCGTCCGGATTTTTTGGCGATTTCCCTCCGCCGGCATAGTCCACTAGCTTGGTGGACTGATGCTCGGTTAGTCTACCATCTTGGTGGACTGTCCATTGGTTAGTCCACTAGCTTGGTAGGGTATTAGTCCGGTTACTCCATCACATTGGTAGAGTAATGATTAGTCTACTAATCTAGTAGGGTAATGATTAGTCCATCGATCTAGTGGACTGATATAGTCTACCAATTTAGTAGGGTAATGACTAGTCTACTAATCTAGTGGAGTAAGCTTAGTCCATCAACTTAGTAGGATATCTATTAGTCCACCAATCTAGTAGGGTATCCCTCCGGACCATTCCCTTTGCAACTGCCATCTTCTCCTCCTGATTAAACTTTCTGCTACCTGACTACCGGACCATCTACATATACACAAAAGGAATGTGGATAACTATTTTAAAAAAAGATACAAATAAATTTGGATGGTAATAGTATTAGACCGATATTGCACTCGGATTCAGCGATAGCTAATCCTTGCTCCTTGACATATTGAAGTGAAAGTTAATATCAGAATAGCCTACATCGGGCTTATAATGGAATAACGGCACTACCTACACTCCTAAGAGAAATGCACTACCTGTACACAGGTAACACTCTAGAGCAATGCACAGGATAACCCACCAAACGATTGACCAAGTTGAAACAACTGCATAGTCAATTCCCACTATACCAATTGATGATAATTAACAAGTAGCCACATTGACGCAGACTCCGAAAGGATGATAGGCGTGTTCCTGAGGACATCAATGTGTCACTATTAATGCAGCCACTGACGGTCTAAAGCCCGTGTAAATGCAGATAGATAGGATTATATTAATAACACTAAAATTAAAAATTATGACTATTCAGCAATTAAAAACAGAAAACGAAATGCTAAAGCAGTTGATCAAGTATGGTAAAATATATATCAATTCTTGGAGTAGCGATTGTGATGGTGGACATTCAACAAGTGGATGTGAATTTAGTAGTATAGATGACGTGTATAAGTGGGAAGAGGACAAGGTAGAATGGGCAGATGGTCCATTTGGATGGAATCTAGTTGAACCAAATGAATTACAACTAGAATCACATACTTGGTTCACTAGGTAGGTTAACTGATGAGGATTAAGTATCCGAAACCGGCAAAAGCCGGTATTAACCACTAAAATTAAACACAATGAAAAAGTTTCCAATTGCAATCGAGCGAAAAATCGCAGTAATTAACGAGATGTTACCTATGGTAGCTGAGTCAGAAGAGATTCCATACACATACGATGGAGGGACATTCCCTCACTATGTGAATGTCGAAAAAATTGTAGTTAAGAATCAGTTTGTTACCATCTATGGCGGTAGTAGTCAGTATGATTACATTGGTCAGCAAAGGTACAATGTAAGCAAGGTAGATATGTTCGATGAAATGGGAAGAGCGGACCTAATGCATACACTAAACGTAATAATCAAAGCATTTAAATCAGCAACTAAAAACTAATATATATGGAAATCACATTCAGAGAGAAATTATTACTACTAGACTCAATGCAAGAAAGAGTCCGCAAGATAGACTGTCTAATACCAATATTTGGGGATGATAAGTGGATGGAAGACCAATACAAGGATGAGCGCAACTGCATTGTTGAGCTATGCGCTAAGCTAACCGGATACAATGTTGATGAGTTCTACAAGGTTAACTGATGAGGACTAGATGTCCGAAACCGGAAGCAATTCCGGTCTTAACTACTAAACTTAAACAACTATGGTAAAAATTAATGGTGCAGTAATTTGGGAAGGTCCTTCCCTTTACGATGGCAAACCGATTGCAGTAATTATGGTAGGACTGTCGCAAGGTAGTGCTAACACCAAGACAGGAGCAATGGTCCAAACATATATTATCCGAACTGATATGCATCCTATTGATGCGTTGAAGAATGGTGGTGATGAGTCAATCTGCGGAGATTGTAAGCATAGACCATTACTAGCAAAGGACAATGGTGAAGCAAGATGCTATGTCAATGTCGGTCAAGGAGTGAATATGGTATACAAAAGTTTTCTAAAGGGAAACTATCCTAGGATAACTATGGATGAAGCAAAGGACCTAGTGAAAGGTAAAAATATCAGATTCGGCACATATGGTGACCCTTGTGTAGCTCCAATTGAGATATTCGAAGAACTAGCTAGTGTATGCAAACGTCGGACCGGCTATACACATAGGTGGAGAGATAGCAACTTCAATATGGAATGGTCAAAGCTAGTGATGGCATCAGTAGATGACATATGGGAGCAGCAGACTGCACTAGCTATGGGAATGCGTTATTTCAGAGTGCAGATAGGCTACAATGCACCATTGCAAGGTGAGATTAGTTGTCCGGCATCAAAGGAGTCCGGTCAAAAGACTACTTGTACAAACTGTTGCCTATGTTCCGGCACATCAATAAAAGCTAAGAACATTGTCATTATTGACCACGGACTAGGGCATCAGAAAAGAGCAAAATTATTAATCACATCATAAAACTTACATATGTTAAAGTTCAAAAAAATATGGGCAGTGGACGTAGAGTTCAAAGGTCAATTTATTCAAATCACCTCCTTTAGGTACAAGGTAGATGCCATTAAAGAAGCAAAAAAATGGAGCAATACCAAGGTAGAAAAGAGAGAATTACTAACCGATAAATACTAAAAAAATGCATCACAAAACAATTGAGAAACTGCAAGACTTGTACGGGTACAAGCAAATGCAAAAAATGATTAACGACGGGTCAGCTTGGATGATGGAAGGGAGCTACGGCAGACTAGCAATGGACTGCATTAAACAAGGAAAGTGCATCCTTCCTACCAAGAGTCACTATGACTATTGGGGAAACAAAGTACCATCAAGGTACGAAGTAAAGAAAAAGTCAATTGGATCCTATTGGTGGGCAGTAGACTTTTGGTCAAATGAATCAAATTTAGAACAATTCAATTATTAAATTATGTCACAAAACATAAAAGACGCAATCGTAATCACAATCATCATTGTCCTAGCATTGCTTTGGACATCATTATTCGGCATCTAAAAACTTAAAAAAATGGTAACAAGAAAACAAATCCGGCAGGTTGCCGATGCGCATATCAGCTCTAAAATGAGCGGATATTATGATGATCCATCAGTCTGCTCAAGGGATGAGCTAATAGCTCAGATGCTAGATGGCAAAACATTCTCAGAAGTAGTCGGTCAGATTGAGAGTAGGTTTATATCAATAACGTCCTTGCTGATAGCTAGTCAGTTTGATCACATTACTGAAGCATACAAGAAACAAATTTACAAAGGTATAAAATCACTACTATGCGCATAATTCTAATCCTAATTTTAATAACTTGCACAGTAACGAGTTGTGCGCCTAAACACATTTTTCAATCAAACTTGGCAGTTCGCTGCCCTAAAAAACCATAACATATGAACATCTATAGAATTTCAACAAGTGCTTGGGATGAGGAAGATTTTTATCTAATGACATCTCTTACCGATGAAAAAATTAAAAGAGTTATTCAACCAATGGTTGATTACGAAAGAGAGAACGATATAATGTACACCAATGATGACTACTTAGGTGCTTTGAAAGACAAGTATCCTCGATCGGTTATAGAATTTCATCAATATTTTGAACTTATTCAATTTTAGCTTATGAAAAAGAAACTATTTTTTATATGGGAGACAGTTTACTTTTTCTTTATCTGCATTCCACTAGCAGCATTCGTATACTCAGCTATTTGTGTATACTTTTTCTTTAATCCAAAAAAAATCAAATCAAAATGACACAGTCTCAACAAAAAATCATTGACTCTTTAAAATTAGAGTTTGAAAAAATTAACATCAAAAAATCTTATGGTGGAAATCTTATAGACATAGATGGAATCCTAGGAGATATAGAGAAGGATAAAAATACCTTACTAGAAATTAAATTAAATAATGAATATCAAACAAAAGTATTGAACCAACGCATCCTAGATGATGTTGACATTCTTAATGAAGACCTAAAGAAAATAGGATTTATTGCATCAAATGGGTCATATGGTTTTAATAGACTTAGTATAAAAGATTTAAAAAATAATACCGGAATTGATATAGATTACGAAATGTCAACAACTTATAAATCATTAACTAATGATAATCAATATCAATTTTATAAAGGTTTTGAATGTCTTAGTTCATATGCTCGTAATCCAAATTCAAAAACTAGGTATGTAGATTTGAAATCATTAACTAGTTCTCCCGAATTTAAATCAGCTATAAGAAGGTTATATGAAACATCTTAAAAAAAATAAAATGAAACAAGTGATTAAAAACGAAGAACTACTACGACTATTCTACGAGTTTGTAGGAGAGTTCGAAGAGAATCTAAGGGATGACTACGAGAAGATTCCACAAGCAGATCAATATAAGTTTACCTATGTGCAATTTTGCATCATAGCATTTTCTAACATTATAAATTAATCAAAATGACAATCACAATCAATCAAGAAATCAAAAGAGAAGTATTAGAAGACATCTTTGTAACTGCCCTAGAGGGTGGTAGTAACTATTGGTATTACCTTAGTGAAGAGGCTATAAAGCTAATTAGGGACGCTGTTCCCAAGTCTGAGGACCCGTACTTGAGCACGGCAATCCTTAAAGCTATCGAGAAGGGGGTAGAAGTGCCCATAAACGATGCAGAGGATGAGGAAGAGGTGCTTGGTACTATAAGCCTAAAAACAATGCAAGAGAGACTGCAAAAGCTTTCACGTAGTGGTAATAGCGATGCGTTGATGGCACATATTAAAGAGGAAGGTGATGGAGATTCAGCAGATATTGTGTTTCAATATTTATCATTTGGAGAAATAGTATTTGGATAACTTAAAAAATTATAAAATGGAACAAGCAATAGAGTTAACACTCGTAGAAAAAATGAAGATGGTTCAACTTTCTTTGGAAGAGTGCCATAAGCAAATAGATAGCTTAGTAGCTGAGTTGGAGATCAACCCTAACTTTCCTGAGCAGCATATCATTACGAAAGAATCTTGGGACAATGCAGAGAAAATTACGCACGAAGGATTTATTTATGTAAAATATACTGACTTAATGTTCTATAAATAGACTATCTTTGTACTAAATTAAATCAAATTATGAAACAAGACATCTTCAATCAGTACGTAGATAGGGTCTCTTCCCTATTCGGGATACCAAAAAAGGACATTTTCTCAAAGTCAAAGAAGAGGAACTTGGTGGACGCAAGGCATCTAATCTATTACCTATGCTTCAAGAGACCAATGCAAATCACCTACATAGAGAAGTTTATGATCGAGAACGGGTACGACGTTGTGCATTCGACAGTCATATACGGAATTGCATCAGTAGACCGTAAAATAGCAGAGGATAGGGACTACGTTAGTGTAGTAAACGACATCGAAAGGGCAGTATTTATTTAATCAATAATCAAAATCAAATCAAATGCAAGAAAACAAAAAATCAGTCTTTGAAAGACTGTCAGCTATCAATGTGAATGAACACGTTGAAAAGAAAAAAGACTTGTCCTACCTATCTTGGGCTTGGGCTTGGTCAGAAGTAAAAAGAGCTTGTCCGGATGCAAGTTACAAGGTCGGTGAGACTGAGTGTATGACTATTGGTGGGGAAACAATTGGTTTTATGTGCCACACTACAGTAACTATTGAAGGAGAGACATTAGAGATGTGGTTACCCGTGATGGATGGAGCGAATAAGAGTATGAAGAATGTATCCTACACTTACAGTACAAAGTTTGGTGATAAGACAGTTGAGGCTGCCACTACCTTTGACATCAACAAGACAATGATGAGGTGCTTGGTTAAGAATCTAGCTATGTTTGGACTAGGGTTATACATCTTTGCCGGAGAAGACCTTCCGGAGGATGTTGCAGAGCCTATTGTGGCAAAACCTATTGAATTGATTGACTTAAAGAAAGATAGCGAAGATTGGCTAAAGGTAGTAATGTACGTTAGGGCAAATAAGGAGTTGGGTCTTGAGAAGATTGGGGCACAGTTGGTGCGCAAGTACAAAATTAGTCCTTCATTGAAGAAGGAGATTTCTAACCTAATAAATTCGTAGTAATGGCAACACTTCTAGAGATTTTGGACATAACAAATGAGCCAAATGTGTTGGAGATCCTACTGAACGATAAGGAGTACTATAACGGGATTGGCAAGAACTACTTGTCCAATTCCGATATAGGTACACTGTTAAGCAATCCCCAAGACTTTGGTAAGCCACGTGAGGACAATAAAGCGTTTATGGATGGCAGATACTTCCATCAGCTAATTTTAGAGCCTGAGAAGGCTAAGGATACACCATTTGTTGATGTAAGTACGAGGACAACAAAGGAGTACAAAGCATTTTGCGAAGCCAATAACTTACAGTTTTGTATGTTACGAAAGGAGATGGATGAGATTGATAGGCTTGTAAAGGTTATGAACGGCAATATCCTATTCTTTGAGCAAATCTATAGACAAGGCAACAAGTACGAGGTTCCGGCAATAGCAGAGATATTTGGTATGAAATGGAAGGGAAAGGCAGACATAGTAACGGATGACTCAGTAATTGATCTAAAGACTACAAGCGACATACATAAGTTTAAGTACTCAGCAAAGGCATATAACTATGATAGCCAATGCTATATCTATCAGCAGTTATTTGGTAAGCCATTGGTGTTTTATGTAATTGACAAAGTTACGGGAGTACTTGGTATCTTTAGACCAACAACTGAGTTTGTAAAGGGAGGCGAGGTTAAAGTTTGGAAAGCAATAGAGGTATTCAACAAGTACTTCGGAAGTAACCCTACTGATGACATTGCTAACTATTGTATTGATGAGTACTTACTGTAACTTACTGTGTCTTTGAAGACACTAAAAATACTGATGGTTGGCTTAGTCCCAAAGGCAGACCATTTAGTTAAAATTGATTGGGACAAACTTAAAAACTTAAACACTATGGCACAAGACGAAAAAATCTTTGCAGACGGATTCTCATTTAAGAGAAACGAAAAGGCTCCTGACTTTGTAGTAGGGAGATTATCGATGAAAGGTGATGAAGCGGTAGCTTTCATTCGCCAACACGAGAAAAATGGTTGGGTAAATCTTAACATTAAGACTGCCAAGAGTGGCAACTACTATGTTGAGTTGGATACCTATGAGCCTACTACTACAAAGCCACAAGCTGAAACCAAATCAGTACCGGCAAAAGTTAAAAAGGCTCCTTTGATAGTAGAATCAGAAGAGGAACTTCCTTTCTAATCCAAAATGAAAAAAGAATTGGGAGAGTTATGCTCTCCCTTTTTTTAGCTCCTGTCAAAAATGTCGATAATTTTTCCCTATACTTCTTATATATACATTTAACTATTCTTATTTATTTCTGAATATATATTGACTTTAAAATCGACATAATCGACATTTAATTAATAATCAATCAGTTAAACGACATAAAAATGACACAAAATGTGACGATTTTCAAAAATATTAGGGATACGGACACTCCTTTCTTCAGAGATGTACACGTAATTCTTGATAGGATAAAGGTTGGAGCAGGTGCAACTAAAGAGTTAATTAAAAAAATAAGACTTGAGAAAAGCAAACCTGATAGACAAGAGTTAAAGAAGCAACTACCGGCAATATGCTTTAGTGGTACGTTCAATAAGCGGACTGATGCATCTATGATAACCCACTCAGGATTGATATGCTTAGATTTTGATGGCTACATAAAGCAGAAGGAGTTACTGCAAGACAAAGAGAACTTATCTAAGAACAAGTACGTGTTTTCAGTATTCATCTCACCATCAGGTAATGGTCTAAAGATACTTATTAAGATACCGGCAGATGCAGAGAACCATACAAACTACTTCAAAAGCCTAGAAACGCACTTTAATTCGCCTTATTTTGATAAGACGAGTAAGAATGTCAGTAGGGTGTGTTATGAGTCCTATGACCCTCTAATTCACGTTAATGACAATTCATCCATTTGGGACGTGATCGAGGAGCCGGAGTATACGGAGGTAAGTAAGGTAAAAGACAAGGCAACGATACCAATAACGGATGAGAATAAGATTGTGGAAATACTTGTGAAGTGGTGGCATAAAAAATACCCAATGCAACAGGGACAACGTAATCAGAATGCATACGTACTAGCGATGGCTTTCAATGACTTTGGTGTCAATAAGAGTTTAGCATCCTATGTAATCAATCAATTTGCAGATGATGACTTCACACTTCGTGAGATTGGAATAACGATTGACTCGGCATATAGGCACTCAACAAACTTTGGTACTAAGTACTATGAGGACGAAGAGAAAGTAAATCAGATAAAAGCAAAGTTGAGGAGAGGTGTATCAAAAAAAGAGATTCGCTACCAATTGCAAGACTCCAACTTGGATAGCGAGACTATCGAATCAGTTCTTAATAAGGTTGAGGAAGAGAACGAGAAGCAAACTTTTTGGGATAGAAACGATAGAGGAGTTATAAGAATTATACACATTCAATTCAAGCAGTTTTTGGAAGACAATGGATTCTATAAGTATTGCCCTGAAGGTGGCAAGAACTACATATTTGTAAAGGTGACTAATAATCTGATTGACCACACGAGTGAGAAAGAGATTAAGGACTTTGTGCTTACGCACTTGTTGGAGTTAGATGACATTGGAGTATATAACTATTTTGCAGACAACACAAGATTCTTTAAGGAAGAGTTCTTATCAATGCTATCAACGATTGAGATATACTTCATTGCAGATACCAAAGATGCATCATACTTATATTATAAAAACTGTGCAGTAAAGATTAGCAAGGACACTATCCTAACCATTGACTACTTGGACTTGGGAGGATACGTTTGGAAAGACCACGTGATTGATAGGACATTCAATATTTGTGACGTAACCGATGCGTGTGACTTCAGAAAATTTGTTGAGAATATCAATGGAACAGATGAGCACAGAGTAAAGGCGATGGAGAGTACTCTTGGATTCTTATTACACGGATACAAGAACCTATCTTTTTGTCCGGCAGTCATTCTGAATGATGAGGTGATAAGTGACAATCCTGAAGGGGGCACAGGTAAAGGACTACTTATGAACGCACTCAGCAAGATGAAAAAATTAGTGGTGATTGATGGTAAGTCATTTGCATTTGAACGCAGCTTTGCTTATCAGTTGGTATCAGCAGATACGCAGATACTTTGCTTCGATGACGTAAGGAAGCATTTTGACTTTGAGAGACTGTTCTCAGTAGTAACTGAAGGACTGACCCTAGAGAAGAAAAATAAGGATGCGATTAAGATTCCGTTTAGCCGTTCACCGAAGATTGCTATTACAACAAACTATGCAATAAAGGGAGCCGGTAATTCATTTGCTAGAAGAAAGTGGGAGTTGGAGTTACATCAATATTATACCAAGTCCTTTACTCCACTAGACGAGTTTGGCAAACTAATGTTTGGTGATTGGAACGATGACGATTGGTGTGAGTTCGACAACTATATGATTGGTTGCTTAAAGAATTATTTAAACACAGGACTTGTCAAGTCAGTATTTGTAAACCTAAAGATTCGTCAGCTATCTGCAGAAACCTGCCACGAGTTTATCGAATGGTGTGGATTAGTAGATAGCCACCAAAATCGTGAGGTGATGCTACAAGTAGAGATAAGACTTTATAAGAACGACCTATACTCAAACTTTGTGGACGAGTACCCTGACTACGGACCTAGAGGAAGGATGACGGTTAGTAGAACCAAATTTTATAAGTGGTTAATAGCTTACGCTATGTATAAAGAGGGGACTACTCCGCAGGAGGACAGAGACCAAAATGGCAGGTGGATCATAATAACCAAGAGACAAGACTCAGAGGTACAAAATCAAACTGAATGGTAGACCTAATAGAACGCAAGTTGGGACACAATAATGAGGCTATGCTAGAGTACTGCAATACCCTTAAAGATATACTGATGCAAACAAAAGAGGTTAAGTCAGGCAGAGGGAAGTCGGTTGAATTAAGGAGGGTATTAAAGTACAAAGATGACATTGAATCATTAAACCGTATTATCAAAAGTTGTGAACATTATAAAAAATTACACGATATGGAAAATAAAAAAATAGGAAGTCTTGAAATAGTTAAATATAGATTTGAAAAAATAAATGGAGAGCCAAAAATAATAATTGAAATGATAAAGGTATTAGACACAGACGGCAACTATATTAAGTTTGCAAAACTTGAAGGGGTTGTTGATTTTTTATCAAAATATCCTGTAAAATTTAAAAAATTATAATATGGAGAAAGGGTTTAATTATAGGGATTATCAGATTGATATAATAGAAAAAGGAAAACAAATACTTTCAAAAAAAGGGTTCCTTTACTTAGCGATGGAAGTTCGTACGGGCAAGACCTTAACAAGTTTAGGTATAGCACAGCAAATTGGTGTGTTTAAGGTTTTGTTTATTACCAAGAAGAAAGCTATCAATTCAATCGAGGCTGACTACAATACACTTAGTCCGTCTTACAGTTTGACTGTTATTAATTACGAGAGTTTACATCTTGTTATGAACAACAAGAAGTGGGACTTGATTATATGCGATGAGGCACATAGTATGGGGGCATTCCCAAAGCCTAGCCTAAGAGCAAAATTAGTTAATGGGTTGATTGGATGGTGCAAACCAATGGTGATTCTTTTATCAGGAACACCGACACCGGAGTCATACTCGCAGATGTACCATCAAGTTTATGGCATACCCAATAATCCATTCAGAGAGTTTACAAACTTTTATAGGTTCTCAGATAGGTACGTGAAAGTAAAAGACAAGAAGATTAACGGGTTGTTCATCAGAGATTATAGCGAAGGACTAGAGTCAATTATTAAGGCTATGGAGCCGTACACCATCAACTACACTCAGGCAGAGGCAGGATTCAAGGCTGAGACCATTGAGGAGGTGCTTGAGGTAGAGATGAGTCAGATGACATACAACTTAATTAAGAAACTAAAGAGGGACTTATTGGTTGAAGGAAAGGGTGAGGTAATACTAGCAGACACACCCGTGAAGCTGATGATGAAGGTACACCAACTATGCTCAGGTACAGTTAAGTTTGAGAGTGGTGAGTCTATGATTATCGACCTGAGCAAGGCTGAGTTCATAAAGAAAAGGTTTGAAGGATTTAAGATTGGAATCTTTTATAAGTTCAAGGAAGAGTTCAATGCATTACGTCAAGTATTTGGTGACGATTACTTGACATCTGACCTAAGTGTCTTTGAAGACACCGACAAAAATATTGCCCTTCAGATTGTATCCGGCAGAGAAGGGATATCTTTACGACACGCTAAGTATTTAGTATATTACAATATTGACTTCAGTGCTACGAGCTATTGGCAGAGCAAGGATCGGATGACTACTAAAGACAGGCTTGAGAATCAAGTGTATTGGATATTCTCAAAGGGTGGCATAGAGAAGGACATATACAAGGCAGTTACTAAAAAGAAAGATTATACACTTCGACATTTTGAAAAAAACATCTAAAACTTAAAGCTATGTATCAAATTTTAAAAACAGGAGACGAGTATGACATTTTCAGTATAGTTATAGTAGAGGAACTATACGACAAGATTACAAAAGAAATAATGGGAGCAATGAAGGAAAACAAATCTATTAAAGAACCTATGATTGGCGCAATAGGATTTAATGATGTCCCTACAAAGGATAGAGGTAAAATAAATGTGTGGATCTCATACATTGCTGAGAAATTACCTGTTGGATTTATTGATGTTGCCATCCACGAATGTATTATCTATGACGATATACCTGATATTATCTTAGATAAATACAACGAGTTTAAAAAAAGTAATTTAATATATGAAAGAGCAACAGATACAGACGAAGAAAATTAAAGAGTTAGAGGCTCAGGGATACTACGTAATCAAGTTGATTAATACCAACAAGAATGGTATCCCTGACCTCATAGCAATACCAAAAGATTGTGACGTTCTATTTGTTGAGGTAAAGAAGCCTGATGGGAAACTATCAAAGCTACAAGAGTACAGACTCAAGGAATTAGAAGCACACGGAATTAAAGTAGAAGTATTTAAAGGAACCTAAAAAATCAAATCAAATGAAAGAAATGCAACAATTATCAGAGATTATAAAATCCGTATTTAATGAAGATGTAAAAGACAAAATACAAAGACGTGAGATTGTAGATGCAAGAATGGTATTCTCTAAAATTCTTAGAGAAAGAGGGTACACATACGCCTCAATTGGTAGGTTTTTAAAGAAAGACCACTCTACCGTTATAAATTATATGCGTAACGTATACCATTTACTTACTCAGGTGAATGGACTAATGGCTAAGTATATTACGTGTAGGGACTTGTTTTTAATAGACAAGGATGTAGTAGACAACGAGGTATTAAATACAAATAAAAAGGAAAAAGACAATAAAATGTTTATTATTAGTTTAAATAATCAAATAGAAAAGCTAATTTTGGAGAGAGAGAGTGTAACTCAGATGGAAATGAAGTACAAAAGGATTGAAGACATACTTAGTCTAATAGATAAAAAAACACCTAATGGAAAAGAAAAGTTTATACTAAAAAAGGTAAACTTAATGTTTAACGATATATCCGACTATGGACAATAGCGAAAACTCAAGAGCAGAGCGTATCTCATTTAGAATAAATGAACAGCACCTGCTACTAGCAAACATTTATGAAAACTTAGTTGACAGGGACTTTCTCCCTGTCGACAAAGACATACGCAACCTTATTATAGACCTCCGACTAATCCTAAAGTCAATTGAAGATGATGACTTTTAAATTATTGACTTGACCTTGATGATGAGTATTTTTTATAATAACTTTTAAAACTTCCATCTGAATTTCTTTTTTTAGCAGAAGATTTAGCAGGTTTACGATAATTCTGTTCTCTATCTTCTATTTTTATAATCTCTGCATTCATCTTCTTCTCAATAAGTTTCTCATATTTGTGGTCTTTATACCATTGAGACCTTACACCAAAGTTCTTATTATACAAACGAGGGTTATACTTTTTTAATTTAGTTTCATTGTCGTACTCTTCTCCGGTAACAGGATTTGTAAGTAGTTCTTTTTTAAGTTCTTTCTCTTCAGCATTTTCTTCTTTAATAACCTTCTTTTCTTCTTTATCTGCCTCTAGCTCATCTATCTTTTCATCAATGGCTTCTTTCTCGTATTTATTCCTTGTTTTTTGCTTTAACTTATCAAGTACATCTACTTTTTGATCAATAGCTTCTTCTTTCTCTTCTGCATTCTCTATCTTTTGTGCTGCTTCCTCATCTGAGGTTGATTTCTTTTTAGAAAACTTTACCATATCTCTTGTTATCGTAGCAATTTCAGATGGCATAAGTCCCAACACAGTACCTGCTGATAAAGGCATTAACTCTGATATAATTTCCTGATCCTCTTTAGATATTTGCTTTTCTTTGCCATACTCATCTTTGTACGTACCTGTGGTTCCTAGTTTAATTGCATCATAAAGTCCTTCTGCCCTTTGAATAGCAATACCATATCCACCTAGTAAACTAGAGTAGTCTTGCTTATTGTTACCATATATAGACAATGGAAGTCCTGTTGCCTCTTCAAGTCCACTAAGTGTTGGTGATAGTATCTCTTTAATAGGAATATCAAGAAATGGTGCAGGAGAAAATACATCCATAACAGAACCTGTTAGTTGCCCTTTTAATACTGAATCTATTCTTTTCTTTTTATCCTCCTCAGACTCATCCTCTCCTCTCATACCTAATGCAATTGATCCAAGTCCTATAATAAGACCTGTAGATATTATCCTATAAACAGCCTGTTCAGCAGCATAACCGGCTATTGATCTTGCAGCAATAGCTTTATCTTCTGCTGTAGACACACTCCAATGACCTAGTACAGACAAGTCAGCAGCTAATCTAGATGATGAGTTCATCCTAAAGTTTGCCATATTTAAAAACACCTTAGTAAGTATCTTCCTTTCGGCTGTATTTTTGGTAAACCAAGAACCTGACAATGCGTGGTCAGAGACATTTTGTTGCCTTGATACCATCATTTCAGCGTAGTCTGCTGCGTCTTCATTTAATTTATGTTCACTATAGTCTAAATTTTTAGTGTCAATGCCTAGTTTTCTTAATTCTTGTTCGTAAAAAGTTTGCCAAGATGCACGTGCAATAAATACATCAGGCTTAACTAAGAATGTCTTTAACCACCACTTATTAGCATTCTCAATGGCTTTTAAAAGTTCTACCCTGTTTGATGCAGTCTCAATTTTTTTATTTAAAGAACTTATCTCTGCTTGAGACTCAACACCTCTATTTGCACTAGCATATCCACTATTATGATAGAAATTATTAAATGCAGGATTAAATGCAGCTCCTAATTTTAGTAATCCCGATGCATTTATCATAGTGTTTATTCCAAGTGGAACCGTTTGCTTAATTGCCTGTGTTGGGGAACCTAATGCCATACCAACTCCTATTGTTGCCAACCTATCAAGTATCTTCATCATCGCTCCTAGGTCTTGACCTCCAAAGTCTCCTACATTCCTAATGTTAGATACATACAACGCAAACCTTCTTCTTAATAAGTCCCGGTCCTCTGCTGTTGGTATTAACTTGTCGAAGTAATCTGAGTTTTTAAATGCATCTAGTTGCCTAATAGCAGCACCTGTGTTCATATCAACCAATACATCGTGCAATGAATTGACATTATTTTTATCAAATGAATAGTCACGATACATTCCCTTTGGTAAATTATCAGGATGTTCTGCCTTCATTAAACCACCTGCTTCTTTTTTAATTAAAAGTTCTCCATTCCTTCCGTACATAGGCTGATCCTCTGTCAAAAGTTTATTTTTTTCTTGGCTTAGTCTTACATACCTGTCAGGAGAAGAATAATTCAAATCCTTTTCTAGCATTGTATTCCTAACATTTAACATATAGTCATATAGTTCAGGGAAAATATCCTCATTAGTTTTCATCCAAAAATTAATAGCTTCTAGATTTGTTTTGTCTACCTTTTTTTCTATGTCTTTTACAGTATCAGAACCTTTAACTATATTGTTATATACCTTTTTATATATTTTACCTTTTTTTTGATCTTCTTGTGTACCTGTTGAAAGAACTTCAATAGACTGCCTTAGTATTTCTTTTCTTCTTTCAAATTCTTTTTGCATTTCAGATTCAGTTCCAATAACGCTTCTCATTAAGTCTGAAACTATACCTCTTTCTGCATCATTGTACGCAGTATTAAACTTTTCACCATTAGGTTTTGTTTTAAAGAATTTTTCAATGTAATCCTTGGTTATGTCCTGAATCCTTGTGTTTGCAATTGCGTTTCCATTGACTATCTTATTAAAACCTGATGCAGTTGCTACATAAAGACCTGCCCTAGCACCTTTAAATATTTTAGTAAATACTTCCGGTAAAGTTGTTCCACCTTCTGTTAAAGACCTAGATAACCCCCTACTCCATAACTTACGTAAGGCGATGCCTAACTTGCCTTCCTTTACAAGTTTTCTTATGTTTAATTCACCTGTATATTGAGAAACTACGTCCTCCATTTTTGCAGTTGAATTGTTTTGTAAAAAATTAGTTAAGGCATCTACTGCTGCAACAGACTCTTTGGCATCCAACAAATTCAAGTCCATATCTATAAAACTGCTTACTAATTCTTTTTGTTTTTTAGTAAACTCAACCTCTTCGCCTGTAAAGGAATCAATTCCTGTGTTAATCATATTCCTTATGATAGAAGCATAAACTCTAAACGCATTTTTAGCTGTTTCCTTTATAGACTTCTCGTCATTAACTTTAACTTCCTCGTCCCCCTTCAACAGGTCTAGCATCTCTTCTGCACTAAACTTAGACGCATCTATTCCCATAAGGTCTTGTATCTCAGCAATTCTTTCTTCTCTTATCTTTTTATTCTGATCATCCATTACGTCTTTAATGTAACTAGATGTCTCACCTATATTTACAATCTCTGCAAAGTCTCCTTTTTCTTTTACATTTTTAATTGTAGAACCCTGTATTGACTCTTTAACTTTAGCAGCTATTTCATTGTACTCCTCTATGTCCTCTACCATTGACGGGTCAATCTCAGAGAACTGCCTTCCCAATTCTCTTAGGTCAGCATTTTTATCTTTATTCTTTGAAAGTTTAGCTATGCTTTGTTTTAATTTTTTAGCTTCAGACAACTTAGATGCGTAGTCTGCCTTTTCAAAAACCTTGGTCATATAGTCAGTAAATCTGTCTACAGATGTCTTGCTCAACACATTCACTTTACTAAACTTACGAAGAATATTTGCTGCTTGGTTTACAGTTAATTTACCTTGCCCACGCAATTCTTTTATCTCTTTGCTTAGTTGTTCATATGCTATTGCAATGGCAGTCTTTGCATCCTTTGCTCCACGTGCCAAGTCCCTTATTTGTTTTATAAGACCCTGCTTTTCGGTCATTGTTATCTTGGTCACATCTTTAATGTTGCCAAGAATATTTTCTGCTGATGGAGCTGACTTTTCTTTTACTCCAAACATTTTGTTTACATCACGAACTAACTTCTCACGTTGTATATCAGTTGCCTTCTCGTATACCAAAGACCCCTTGACGTAGTTCATTACATTTTCTATAACCTTGGCATTGGATGCACCACGCTGTTGTGACTTCCTCATCACACTATCTGCCTCCTGCATCATTCTATCATATCCGGGAAGAGTCTGTTCTGATAAAGTTATCTTTCCTGAAGTAGGAACTACTTTTCCCATTGATGCTTTTACATCTTCAGGACTAAGTCCCTTACCTTCTAAGAATGTTTTGATAGCCTCTTCAGAAAATCCTTGTGCCCTTGCGTCATTTATTATTTTTTCTACAACGTTTTTGTTACTTATCTGTGACTTAGATATAGTAAACTGTTTACCCATATCTTTTACCTCAGTAGAAACTTGAGACTTACTTTTAGCAACATTGTCTCTATTTTTATTTTCTTTTAAAAAATTTGTACCAATTTCCTTAATTGACGGTAATTTAATATTTATTAAATCATTATTGCTCATTAAAAAATTATCACCAATTTGTTCAGTTTTTGGTAAATTAATTTCTTTTAATCCTTTATTATTCATTAAGAAATTTTTACCAATCACAACATTTGATGGCAAGTTTACACTTATCAAATCTTTATTATTCATTAAGAAATTTATACCAATCGCAATATTTGAAGGTAGATCTATAATTCTTAAACTTGTATTATTAACTAAAAATGAATTGCCAATATCTCTATTTGATGGTAAAATTAAGTTTACTAGGTCTTTGTTTTTATACAATATACTATCACCAATAAACTTATTATTTGGCAAATCAAGGCTTTCTAAACTTTCATTATTTGCTAAAAATCTATACCCAATAGAAGTATTATTTGGTAAGTTAATATTTTTTAAATACAGGTTTGCATCCAAAAATAAATCACCAATATTTATATTGGATGGCAAGTCAATATTTTTTAAAACAATATTACTATACAGGAAATAGTCACCAATACCTTTATTTTTAGGTAAGTTTATATTGTATAAATATTTATTACTTAAAAGAAATCCTTTTGAAATGTATTGATTTTCAGGTAAATCAACCTCTTTTAAGTCTTCATTATTGTTTAAAAAGTTTTCACCAATTGTTTGATTTGATGGCAAACTAATAGTTTTTAAACTTGTATTTCTATTTAAAAACCCATCTAATATATTTTTATTTAGTGGCAAGTTAACACTTGTCAATCCTACATTATATTGTAAAAATCCATTCCCAATAAACTCATTATTTGGTAAATCAATGCTATCTAAAGATTGATTTTGTGCTAAGAATAAATTACCAATCTCTACATTTGATGGCAAGTTAATGCTTGTCAATATAATATTGTTTTGTAAAAAATTATTTCCAATCTCTACATTTGATGGCAAGTCAACGCTTCTTATTGATTGATTATTAGAAAGAAAACTACCACCAATTTTAGTTATATTTCCATATACCTTGTCAGCAACACCACTAATAAAATCAATTGACAAGTCACCATCTTCAGTCTTTATATCAATCTTATCCTTTTCAAATGAAATTTTATTAATATTTTTTAGACCAAAATTATATTCATATTCATTTCCTGTAATTGAAGTTATTTTTTTACTTTTTGAATCAAACAAATATTCATCTATCATTCTTTGGCTTGACTTGTCAATTAAGGTGATCTCTCCATTATTCATATACCCATTTTTACTGAAATATATACCATTAATTTCATTGTCAAACTTAAAGAACCGTCCCTTATTGTCTGATACTATCTGATCAGGAAGACTTAACTCTTGAGTTGATTTTTTAGGTAACCCCTCTATGTTGAACACAGCCTCGTTTAGACCATCTATTACTTTATTTAAATCATTTCCAAATGTAGCGTCAGGATTAGACACAGTATGGTTGTATCTATTTTTTATTGAAATACTTCCATTTCTCCTTCCTATTTGAACGCTCATTGAAGACGTTCCATAAGGGTCCTGCCTTAATGCTTCAATACCGGATAGGTTGTAACTACCGTCTTCATTCTTTTTACCTATTTTATCTAAATAATTGCGCCATAATTTAGATCCTTCAGTGTCTTCTGAAAGGTATGCTTGTGTTAATTTTTTTGCAGGTAAAACTGTTTCTGCATCATTTCTTCTCAACCAAAATATAAAGTTATCCCTTTCCCTTCCTTCAACATTATTAAATGTACACAGCACCTCCCCATTGTCAAAGTCTTTTTTAAATACTAATATGTCATCAACTGACTTAGGGCGATGGAAAACATACCCTGCTTCTTTAGACAGCTCTTCAGGAGTTTTATTATTTTCTTCTACAACATCTATTGTCTTGTCCGTCTCTAATCTAAACAAACCATCTAATCTTTTGCCTAAGTGTTCTACAATGAATGGTATATCTTCCTTTTCAGGTATTTTGTTTGATATAAACGTAGCAAATTCATTAGGGAAGTCCAATGCAAATGGAATAAACTGTCTTATTTTTTTAGAAGCAGTTTCACCAAATTTTTTCTTTAGTATGTCATAACCATTAGTAACAGCTACAGGAAGTTGTTTTTTCTGACTATCACTAATTTGTGACTTTGATTTAGGATTACCTAATTGTATCCCAATTTTACTAGCAAACTCTTTAACTTTATCTGTAGCAATATTATCAAGTTCTTTTGGAGTAGCAAAAGTTGCTATTTTAGGTATTGCTCCTGCACTTGATGCTACATTTTTTTGTTCAAATTTTGGCTCTTGTGCTTTCCTTGAAGTCTCTGCTCCTGACTTATTATATTTTGTATAAGATTCAGTTACATTACTTGATTTATAAAAATCAGTAGGTTGGTATATACCATTAATTTTAGCCAAGAGTGACCATCCAAAAGATGGATGATGGTCTATAGCATCAGGTTTAGTTTTAACAATTTTAAATGTATTTGGATCAAATTTAATTACATTAATTATCTCACCTCCTTCAACACCTTTATTAAGAGGGTCCATTATTCTATTAAAAAACTCTTCTTTATTTTTTACTCCTATTGCTTTTTGAAAAATCTTATCTGCAGCGATTGCATTATTTAATGCTTTTCTTAAATCAGGTGAATAATTATTTTTTATATCTAATAGCTCTACAATCTTTTTAGGATTACTTTTAAATGAACTAAAATTCTTAATATTTTTGCCATACTTATCTTTAAATGCTTTAAATGCTGCTTTATTTTCAGAATTAGATTCAATAGTTTTATTAAATGTATCTATCAATTCTGATTCACTCATTATTCCTTTATCTACAATTAAATTAACAAGTTCTGCAAATGTATGTTGTTGAAATTGCCAAGACTGAGATAATGTACCTGAATGAGGAGCAAATAAAGATGCCTTTCCCTCTTTTGCATTTCTTATAAATGATTCTGCTTGAGCTTGTGAGTTAAATGCTGCTAAATTAGATACATCTCCTAGTTTTTTATTTTTTAAAGACATCATATATGGGACATAATTTTTCCCACCAAGCATATTTATTTTAAATCCATTCCCTAAATCTGTTTCACCTGCAGTTGTATAATCATACATATTTGTTACAAAAGGCATTCCGTTAAATTCCTTTATATCAATATCTTCAACTAGGTCTTTAATAAATGACCTGCTATCATCTAAAACACTAGGAGCTTTTTTTGTATCCTTACTACTTTTAGATCCAAATTTAAATGTTCCTACTTCACCACCACTGTTAAGTTCTTTTAAATAATCACCACTTATCTCCTCTCCTTTACGAATTGACTGAGATATATTATTAAAAAATTCAACAATTTGCTTTGTATCTTTTATATCTTCAAATGGTTTAAATGCTCCATTGGTTAACTTAGATACTATCTCATTAATAGCAGCAGCAATTTTCTGTAAAGTAGTTGTAGATAATTTATCTTGTTGTTGCTCTAATCTTCCTGTTAGTTCTGCAAGATATTCTTCATATGTAACATCACCTTCGTACTGCGCAGCAAAATCCATTAATTCCTTATTAGAACTTTCATTTAAAACTTTAGATATCTTATCTCTAAATCCTTTAAATAATATAGGCGTATCACCAAATGCTTTTAGCATAACCCCGTGTGCAACCTCGTGTGCAACTGTTCTACTATTTGCTTTACTTAAATTAATATCAATACGACCCGTACCATCTCCCTTATCGAAAAAATTTCCCCTTGTTCCTTGTGAACCACCCAAATCGCTCATTGCTGCATTGTAACTTCCTTCGTCATCGTGCAACACAATATCATAATTTGGAAGTACTGACTTTAATGTTTTTAAAACTCGTTGAGCAGCTTCTATAACTTTAACCCTTCCTTGATCTGTTGTTTTTGTTTTTATGTCATCAATGGCAGACTTGTTTGTTACTGAAATTCCTTGGTCAGTAGTTGGTTCAACAGTTGAACTTATTTGTTCACCAAACCTTTCCTCCATCTTAGCCAACTCTTGCTCAATAGTTATTGGCTTATTAAACGCATCCAATTCTTTTTGTGCATCCTCTATGGTTATTGACTGATCGCCAATTGTAACTGTACCATTTTGTGTGTTAGGCTCTTTAAGTGCCTCCTCTAGTTCTACTTTCCTCTTCTGTTCATCATTAGTGAGCGTTTCTTCGGTCCTTGTGGTAGCTCCTTCAAGTTGTACGTTTCCTTCGCCCATTTCTTGCAATCCCATTTTGGATTGTTCGCTGAGTAACACGCTTTCATTTGTTGCTTGTTTTTGAATGGCATCTTCGCTTATTTTAGTTAGTGACTCATTAATTTCATCTATTCTTTCTTTTTGTTTTTTTACCAAAGAAGGGTCCTTTCCTTCTATGCTTTGTTCTAAACCTCTTTTTTCTTTTATAAGGTTCATAGCTTCTTTCTTACCCTGAGTATCTAAACCTTCCGGTAATGCATTGTATATGCTAACTGAGTTCCTATAGTCATTAAGTTGCTCCTTAGCTTCAGCCATTGTAAGTTCTCCACTATTGACTAAGTTCTTTAATTTAGTTACAAATAAAGTTTGAATTTTATCGTCATTTGCAGTCTTTTCAAATATCTTAAAAGACTCGTCACTCATTCCCGTAAATCCATTTTTAGTATATGCAGCACTAATAGCACTTGGTGCTCCCATAACAAAACCTCCTATTGCCTCTTGTAATGCTGACATACCTACACTCTCAACATACTCAGATATACTATCCGGTGTGTCAAACATTGTCTTTCCTTTAACTAAATTATATATGTCTTTAACGGCTAGTTCAGCTACTTGTTGTGTTGCACCTGTTTCTGCTTCAGCAAGAGATGCACCTACAATTGTAAGTACCCCCCTTCCAACCATACTATTTACTTCATTTTTAACTAATTCACCAAAAGTTTTAGCTGTTGTTGTTGCTCCTGCTTTTCCAAGTGCCCCTAATACTATTTTATTTAATACCCCTTTGTTTGAGATTATGTTCCTAAAACCAATCTCCTCTAGTGCAGCATTTGCAATAGATATTGGCATAGATACCAATCTCTTTTCATTCTCAGATATGTTGTCAAATGCAGGGTTTTTCTCCATCTCAGAAAATGCAGCATCTTCTGATTGTGCATACATACGTATAAGTCTTGAAGCAGCACCCCTGTATCCACCACCACCACCTATAAAAGATGGGACCGACTCTAGTGCTCCTATTAATGCTCCGGTAACTACTCCTTTTTTTGCAGACTCCATATACTGCTCTGATGTATTTGGATCACCAAATGCCTTTACTAACCCCTTTCTTATTGTTTCTTGTGTAGAAAGTCCATTATCTAACTTAGAATATTTTTGTTCTTTTTTTGTTTTGTCTACAATTATATCGTGAAGTTCGTCTTTGACATCGGGTCTCAATGAATTCATCCATCTCTTGTACTCCTCGTCACTTACGTCCCCATCCTTGTTAGTTTTTGGTGGTTGAACACCTCTTCCCCTAGGGTCATTTTTTGCTTCTTCTATGTACGCTTTTTTCCAACTCAAGTCATCCATTATAAGGAAGTCAGGAGCTATAGCACCACCTATGTCCGTAATTGTATTCTTTGCCCAAGAAGCAAATGCTCCAAGACCTGAAGCTAAACTTGTTGGGATAACTCCATACCAAGTCCCTTGTTCTGACTTCATTTCTGCATATTTACCTGCAGCCTGATTTAATTCTTCTTTTGATTTTGGTAACCTGTCTATCTTTTCAGATATGGAGGTTTGTTTAGACTGTATATCCAACTTCCTTTGTGTAGCAGACGTGAGTTTGTCTAAGTATTCCTGTGTGCTCTTTTGACTTTGTGGAGTATTTTCTAAGTCTTTTAATTCTTTGTCTACATTATTTTTTTCTGCAATAAAAGACTTTATTTCTAAATTAAGATTTTCTTCACTTAAATTTATTTTCTTTATTTCGTCATCAATTTCTTTTTGATTTAAGAACTTTTTATTTTCATTTTGATATTGCTTTTCAATTAAATCTAGACCACTTAATTGAGCAGTATTTTGTTTTATAAAGTTTTTAAGTTTCTTTGATTCGTCTACTGCTTTAGATGACATAAATGGGTCCAAGGATATCTCTATACTTTTACCATTAGGAGCAGTAGCCTTCATCCAATCTCCTGTAGCACCTGACTCTTCAAACTTAAACCCTAAGTCACCAAATTGGTAGTTCATTTGTGGTACCACGTACTCCTCATTTGAGTTTATTAACTCAGGTGTAACTGATTCAATAGACCCCTTTATTTTAGTTGGTATCTCCTGTTCCTTTAATTTGGTTTCTCCAAAAACCTTTTTTTGTTCAAATTTTGGAATACCTATGTTAGATATATCACTTGCAACAGGAGGAGCGTATGGTTTTTCGAAAAAACTATTGTCAGTCCCTGAAGATGGCAACTCCGAAGAAGTATCTTCCGAAGGAGATACCATATAAGGATTTTGTGGTTGGTTTACGTTTGTTAGTTGACCTTGTTGTGGAGCCATTTGAGGAGCTAGATCGACTTTTTTTTTTAATTCAGCACCCTCTTCTACTTTTATAAAAACTCCACTAGCCAACATCTCATCAAACTTTCCACCATAGTAATCTCTCAATTCTTGTTCAGTTGCTATGGTTCCGTTTGCTGTTTTATATTTATTCATATTTTAATGTATTTAACAAGGATTACCAAATTTATCTTTACCATTTACGCAGTCTGCTGCTTTAGCTGCTGCTGCTGCTTGTTGTTTTTTTGTTGGGAACAATCCTGACTTATTTAATATATCATCATTTTTATTCTTTTTAATAAAATCTGAAATTTTATTTGTATTTTCTTTGTTGTCAACAGGTATCCACTCACTAAGTGTTCCATTAGGTGCCTGAATTTGTATATAATCATCTTGACCAACTAATCCACGACTTTCTCCTGAAAATTTATAACCTAACTTGCCAAAATCTCTTGTTAAGTTTTTTACTGTAGTTTTAGGGTTATCTTCTTCAATTGCTGTTTCAAGTTTTTCATTAGCATAAGTGCCTAATTTAGATGTATAATCTTCATCTACAACTGCTGATTTTTTATTTGTTGCTGAAAAAGTTGTTCCTCCTTGTCTTCCCTTTAATACGTCATCCATAGATTTTGCAACTGCTTCTTCAGGTAACCCTTGTTTATTTAATAGCTTAGCCATTGTTACACCAACATCGTGAGCGTTTTTAAATCCTCCGCTTGGTAACAATTCAAAATCTTGTGTATCTGTATTACCTTGGTCATCAGTATAAGCAATGGTAACTTTATTCCCTTCTTTATTTGCATTTACTCCCGGCAATGTATTAAAATAATCAATACCTAATTGAGTTTCTTCTGCTGTATTACCTGAAACAACATCAGCCATTTTTTGTCCAAAAATCTTAGCATCATCTTTCTTTTGTTCAAATTCAATTTCTGCTGCTGTTTTTGCTCTTGGGTCTTGACGTTGTATTTGACCTGTAGTTTGAATATTTTCTTTGTAATCATACCTACGTCTAAACTCATTACGCATAAAGTTGTCAGAATCCTTTATTTGTACATCTGAAAATACAGGAGTTGGATTATTTGAACTTGGATCTACTTTCATAAATATTTTCTCAGGATTATTTTTTGCATCAGTTTCATCCCTTGTAAATGTATATTGTTTTCCATTTGCACTACAAAACTTTACACTATTCGTAACAGCAGACAGTCTGTTGTATGAATTAGCATAAGTTGATTCTATTCCTTGATTTTCTGCATCTATAAATTTAAAAAGAATTTTTTTAGTGTCAGGGTCAATGTCTGTCCTACTTGTAATATCAGCAATACTTGTTATTTGACCCGTTTTACTTAATGAAGCAACCTGAGTTGTTGTTGCTTTTAATTCTTCACCCAATGCCCCAACAAAAGAATCTGCTGCAGCGTTAGTATTAAACTTATCATATTTCCCTGTAATCCAATTATTTATAGTACTTACAGTGGCAAATGTATTTGGTTTTGGGTTCATTACATAAACATCCTTACCATCAATATTTTTTAATTCTTTTGCTGCTAAACTAAGAGTACCATCTGTAGGATTAATCCATAAGTCATTTTTATTAAAGTTAGAAAATATCTCAGATTGTCCCATTAACCACTGTTCTAAATCTTGTGATTTATCAGTCCGGTACCTTTCCATCTTTTCTCCATAAAATTTTTGGTAGTTTTTTACAAGATTAAAAGCCGTATCAGTTCCATCCGTTAAATTTTGTCTTGAAATAGTATAATCTTTAACCTTTGTTTGTCCTGACTTTAAAAGTTGATCTTGCATCTTTAAAAATTGAGCTGCGTTGTCTGCATATTTTAATGTAAACGTACTAGCTCCTGTATGTTCTCCTTGAGGTGGGTCGGATAATACTTTTCCAAATTCTCTTGATGCAGCATCGATTGCAGCTTTTTTTTCTTCTCTAATTTTTACCTCATCTTTGAGCATATCGCTCATATCCTTTCCAACCTCTGCCCAATTTATTTGAGAATCAGCACTTCTTTCTGCGTATTTATAATATGTTCCCATTAATTATTTTTTAATTACCTTGAAAATCCTGCTTTTCTCATACTTCTTAAACCTTTAGAAGTTTGGCTAGTCATATAACTTCTAAATGGATCATTCTCCATCGCTCCTACTCCTGATACATTAAAACCATAGTCAACTCCTGTACCACCTCCCATTTTTTGAACAGCTTGTTGGAATGGCATAGCTACTCCATTTTGCATATATTTAGGGTCTAATGTTTTATTTTGAGCAGCAGAGGCATAATCTGATTGCATCTTTCCAAACTCTTTTGCTGATTGTGACTTCTCGTATAATGGAACAAATGTTTCACCCAATTGTTGAGTCAAACTTACAGCTCCTTGCATTCCTTGTTGCATTGCTTGGGCACCTAACTCTTGAGCGTTTGCTGCTGCTAACTGAGCACCTGCAACCTCTTCTAAATCTAATTGAGTACCTACGTCACGAAGTCTGCTGTCTTCTTGAGCACTTAGTTTCTCAAGGTTACTTAATTCTTGACCCATAGCTGATCTAATTCCTCCTTGACCTTCATTCATAGCCATTTGAACCCTTCCTGCTGTTGCTGCTGCCCCTCTTTCACTTTCCACACCTGCTTGTATAGCTTGTGCTCCTTGTGACAATAATGCCTCTCTTTCTAGCTCATATGGTTCTTTTTGTATAGATAACTTGTCGTAGTAGTTTACCTCAAGTTTTTTTCTTGCTTCTTGCATAGCCATACTAGCATCCTTTTCAGCTTGACGTTGTGCTTTTTTTTGATTACCTGCTTGTACAAATGACATAGTAGTAGATGCTGCAGTAGCTGCTAACCCTATTCCTGCTGCAATGGTTGTAAATGCTGCCATATTATAATGTTTTTATCATTTCAATTGTATAAGAATCACCTTTTATATATCCTAATTCTAAATATATATTTATAAGACTCTCGTTTTTAATTAATGCGTAACTATATTTACTTCCTGTTAACTTGCAAATTTCTGTGAGTTCTGACACCAATAACTTAATGGCATCCTTTCTTTGTGGTTTCTTAGTGTATTCCTTGTTTGATATTATCCAATCTACCCACGCAACTTTTGAGTTAGTTATGTACATAAATCCTGCACAAACGGGCACATCTTCATCATACACTATAATACCACCTTTGCCATCATTGGGAAGAAAATCTCTTTGAGGAGGCTCCCATCCCCACTGCTTCCACCATCCTACAAGGATATCTTCGTAATCATTTTCGTTTAGTTCTCGTACATATAACTCCATATTCTCACAAATTTAAGGAAAACTTTTCATTACTTCTGATTGCACTGCAAATAGCTCAATTTTAGCAGTAGATGTGTTCTCTATATTAAATGTACAATAGTGTCCTAACACCCCGTGAGACTCAGCTACTGAGTTTTTAATATATAAGAAAAATGCATCTTGTATAGGTATTGGAGTAGTTCCCGGAATAGTAGTATCAATAGTTAATTGGTTTATACCACTTGGAAGATCAACTGTAATTAAGGTAACCTTTCCTGCTAATACAGGGGCAGTATAAGGAGGCAATGAGAAGTATAGGTAATCTCCTACACTTATTATATTCCCTATAGAAATCAATGGTGAAACAGAAAATTTTACTGCTACTGCTACTCCACTTCCTGTAACTTGATAGCTTCTACCTATACCATTCACGCTCCTAAGAGCAAGTTCGCCTACTGAGCTATTCCTTATAAATGCAAAATAAGAAGCTTCTTTCTTTACAAACCAAGCACTTTCTATATACCCTGAGTATTGAAGGTCTGTTTCTAGTGTAACACTCCATATTGAGTCTCCTTGAAGGTTAATGGTTTTAAACAACTTGTTCTCTAAAGGAGACGTATTCAACACACTTTGAAGAGTACTAGGAGTAAATTGTCCATAAAATGTATTTCTAGCAGCATTTACATTGTGCCTATATAGGTTTCCTCCCTTAAAAGTATAGAAATAGTTGTTCATTCCAATCATCCAATCAGGGTAGTAAGAGTAAAAAGATACCCATCCTCCAACCATATCGCTATATGTTAATGTATAATTTGCCATTTTTTATTATAATATTATTTATTAAAAACAAGTAACAGTTGTACTTTTAGCTTTTATAGTACCTGCTTGATCTTTTGCTACAATCCAATAAGTACCATTTGCAGGAGTAATTGCATAACCTATTGCGGTTGCTGTAATCCATAAAGTATTTGCTAATGCAGCAACTTCTGTTAAGAAGTGTGTACTTCCATAATAGTATGATGGATAAACTCCACCTACTGTAGTATTACCAATTAAGTTAAGAGCATTAGGACTAAAACTACAAGTGTGACTAGCAGTAAAATCAAAAGGTATTGCACAAGTTCCTAAACTAATTACAACTCCATCAGCATCTACTTCAAACCAATCATTGCCACCTGTTATTGACCCTGTGGCAAGATAAAACCCTGCGGATAATTGTGATGACCCATAAGCATCTAAATATACAAAGTCATATAATCCAACAGTGCCAGGAGTACTTGCTAGTGATGCATTATAATAAGTTACTGTCTCAGATAATAAACAAGCTGCCACTGAACTAGCAGCCATTACACTTGAACTAAATCCCGTAAGCAATACAGGACAAGCTACTGACATATTCCACGCTGTACCTGAACAAGGACCAACTACCTCAAAATTAATTATTGAAGGAGATGGTGTAGTTTTGGGTATAACCATTAAACAATTGCCCGGAGCAGAAGCTCCTAAAGATACATCACCCGGTGCGACAGTTACACTTTGAGTATTACCTGTTGCAACAAATGCAGTACCATTATATAAATATTCAGTTAATGCAGGATATGTTGTTCCTGATATTCCACAGTCACCTCCTACTGATCCTACATATGTAAACGCTCCTGCATTTGTACTCTCGTGTAACCCATCTACAGATGATGTTAATTTATTATACACATTTACTCCAAGCGTTCCTCTAATTCCATCAGGTACACCAAATGGATCAAATCTTATAATTACAGCTCCAACGTCACCTGCTGTAGTTCCTGTTTCTAAATCAAGTAAATATATTCCTTGACCACCACTAGCTGATATAGTTACACCACAAGGTGTAGCACAAGATGGACAAGTTTGCTGTGGTAATAATACACAACTAACTTGCTCTCTTGATATAACACCATCTGAATAGAATCCATCAGCAGCACACGTTAACAATGAACTGTCTGTAAATACAGCAGTTGCTGACCCAAGAGAGGGTGCATTTATATAATATGATGAACTTATTGCCATATGTTTTTTTTAAGGTGCTACTCCACAGTTACAACAAACGTCATCTAAGTCTATATCTGAATAACAAAGTGTAACAGGAACTGATTTTCTGAAATCCCATATCAAATATAAATAATTTTCAAGTGTTGGAACAGTAAAGTCTGCATAATTATATGATCCGCTACCTAAATTAGGTGTTGCAGTTGTTGCTAAACCTAGTAAAGTATTTATATCAACAGTAGTATTTGCATATAAAGTATCTGAAACAAAGTATTTAAAATTGTCATTGGCTGCATCAAATACAAATGTATCAGTTGCAAATTGGTTTGAAATCAAACTCATTACACTTCCTGCAGGTGGAAAGCCTCCTGTGCCAACAAAGTCTGTTGTTACATTGTACCTTGACACAAGTGGATTAGTAGTTCCACTAACAAATATCACAAAACTTGACTGCAATGGAGAAACAAATGCTCCACTTACAAATCTATATTGAGTATGAACCGTATCTCCTGAGCTAGAATCACTTGTAAGAACAATTTGAACAATACTTAAAGATGCAGCATTACAACAATCAGCAAGAACACTTAATGTAATGTCTCCTGTGTAATTTATTGTAATAGTTGCAGTTTCTACTGAGACAGTATCTTTATCAAATGTTAAAGTGCCTGAAGTGTTTACCAACCCTGTGGTATCAATATTGCCATTATAATCAACAATTATCTCAAATTCAGCTCCTACTGATATAGCTGTAACTCCATAAATAATATCAGACAATCCAATTGTTGGACCCAAATCAACACAATAAATTATTTGTTTAATCTCATCCTCTAGTGTTGACAAGTTAAATACTTGAGAGATGCCACAATTTATACATTGAGGATTAGATGGTAACGCTATGTCATTGCTTGACAAAACATACTCATTCATATATGGATCAAATCCACCTAACTTTTGAGTGCTAAATGATTCATTGAAGGTATCCCTAAACCAAGTCCTCATATTCATTTCAGATACCACCTTTAATTGGTCATTTGAGTTTGAGTCTCCTCTTAGTTGAATAACTGCACCACGTTTTACATCTGTAAAAAATCTATCGTATCCCCATTGTATATAACTCTCAGGATTGAAACTAATGCCATACTTCTCACTACGAGCAATCTGAGTACCTAGCACTTCAGGAACGGAGGTTACCGCACCACCACCTGCAGAGTCTGACAATAGATTTTTACCTGATAATACATATGATATTTTGTCTTCTTGTAATACAAGTACATCAGTTTGCCTACCATCCAATACAAAAATGTCTCCAAATGATCTTTCTAAATTTTTATAGTTTAATAGTCCTAAATTAAATTCATTTAGTTTATTTATGTTTGACTCAGCATTGTATACACCACTATATGTAATGTCGGAAAACCTGTCTGATGTCTTATAGTCTTGTGCAGAAACACTTGTAACTCTATTGCCAAAATTAAAAGATCTTCCAACAATTGAGTCACGAATCTTATAACTTTCTGCTCCATTTCCGAATGCAAAACAGTTAAAAAATTTAGTATCAACAATTGCAGGTGTAGCCGTACCTATATTTTGGTTTTGGATATTACCCATATGATTACCATTTGTAATGGCAAATGACATCTCATTTTCAAAAAATACATCAGGTAAAGCATCTGATGGTTCTGTTTCAAATATTAAAGTATTTTCAGCACGATATACTGTGAATTTAGCTTCAACATTAGAAGCACGACTATTTCCAAATCCAATTCCCCAACAACTTGCTGTACCTGTAATCATTAATTCCAACTCATTAGTAGTTGGGTTTCTATAAAACTGATAATAATTTGTCCCTAAAGCTGTAGGTATAGTTGGACTAAGGAGTCCGGGAATAAATGTATTTACAGAAGGAGTATTACCACAAGATGCAGTTACTATAGCATCTTTTAAAATTTGATCAATATTGTCTCCTACCCACCAATCATACATATTGTCATAATTCCTAGAAGATATTATAGTTTTTTCTAATGTACTTGATCTTTCATAACAACCACATTCTACTCCTACTCTCCATTGTTTTATACTCATAATAATCCTGCTTCCTGATGGAATACTATAATCAGAATATATCCAAGTAGGATTTAATGGATCAAATCCTGCTGTTCTAGATATATTCATTGGGTAATGAAGTGTTGGATAATTTCCGGGAGGAAGTAAAGGACTTGAAGCAGTTACAAGTTTTTTTCCGGGATCAATAACAGCTAATTCATCCTGAACAACAGTAAAACTATTTGGATTTATTTTAATATACACTCCTGCAGGAATAGGTATAAAAACAGTAGGGTCTAATTCACTTGGTATCTCAATAAAATTTGATGTTTGAGCAGATTTCTCTAACACAGTTGTATAAACACAACTAGAAGTTGCTCCATTTGAATCAGCTTTTACAATTAATCTATCACCTACCTCTGTTTTTCTTGCATTTTCACCTTCAAGTAAAAGGTATGCGTTATTTGTTAATGGGTCTTGGAAGTATATACTACAATAAATTGTCTCATAATTTTCTTCATCAGGCTTAATAACAAACTTATATCTTTTTGCCCAAGCAGGAGGTAATTGAGTAGGTGGTATAGTTACTTGTATAGAATTTTGATAAGAAGAAAATCCACAAGGAACGTGTTCAGTATTATTTGGACTAACTAAAGCAGTTGTTGCTCTATTAAACTCATCCATATAAACTATACCAATCTCATAGTCACGATTACTATGCAAACTTTGTGGATTAGCTATTTTTTGAAAAGTAGCATTTACATATAATGTTTTATAATACTCATAAAAAGTTTGAGTTGGAGTTGTAACATTGTCTACATATTTCATTGCAGGAAACTGAAGTCCTATTACACTACTTCCGGGACTTGTTATAATTGTAACAGATTGACCAACAGCACTAACACCACTTGCAATTTTTATATATGCATCTAAGTTAAGAGGAAGAGAACAATTTACTCGATCAGTAAATGTTATTCCTGTGCAAGAATTAGGAACTGTTTGTATATTCCCTAATGGCAATGATGTTCCTATAGCATTTTGAAATTCAACACTTGTTGCCAATGCGTATACTGATGTATATGATGTAGATAAAAAGAATGCAAAGTTTAATACTATTACATCTGTAATTTCAGTAGGAAAAGGTGTTTGACCTGTAAATTGAGAGTGAGTTATACTTACTTCTAAATTAAAAGAAGCTCCTTGTACTAAATCTTGCCCTGCTAAATCAAATGTAACTTCAGAATCTGCAATATTTGTAGGTATATCAATTGTATAATCACTTGAAACTGATCCATCAATAATATCTGAATTTCCTATAGGAGTAGATATTAAATCAGTAGT